TAACTGGACTTCTTCACCCTTTGCGATACGATTACAAATGTATTCAAGTCGCAGACGATACTCCGTAGATAGCATATATCTGGTGTATTTCAGGTATTTAGGGTGCGTCTAGATTTTTTGCCAGGTTATCTAGTGTCGTTCTCATATTTTTAAAGATCACATTCATATCAGCATCCTTGAACCCCATCGCCGCAGATGTCATTCTAATTTTTTCCTTCATCTCCATCGCCTCTGGATCATCAGACAATGATAGACGAGTCCACATGATCTCTTGCTTATTCAAAAGCATCTTTAACTTTTTCATGTGCTCAAGTTTCTCATGGTCATTCATTGACCCAAAAGTCATGATGACTTCGTAGAGCTCCTTCTGGATATTAAAAATATCCTCCATCTCCTCACGGATGATGGAGGACTCAAAAAACTTACTCATTAACTTGCTCCCTCAAGTATTTTTTATACTTGAATACATCGATATTTAGAAAGGGTTCATACTTTTTAATTTTGAGACCAATTCTTTCCCACACAGGATCTGATAATTTCTTATCAAAATCCTTTGAGTATCCTAGAATTTTATCTAAGATTGCCATGGTTTCAATACATGTCTCACCTGCTAAGTATGATTTCAATACAGGTGGATGACCTTTTGCACAGTTGAACAGTTCATCAAGTTTATATTCTCCTAGCAGTTCTCTAATCTGCTCTTTGAATATGTAACTCAAACTTTGTTGACGAGTTTGCCAACGTTTGTAACTACCATCACCGCTACGAATGATGTTTCCTATCCACAGACCACCAGGATTGTCTGTCTCTACAAAGTTGGCAAGGAAGAATGATCTTACCTCATCATCGGTAAATTTTCTTGAGGTTTTCTCAAAAAAGTATCGGTCTTTACGTTTGTAAAACGCATCTAAACTAGCACGAGATTTGCCACCATATCTAAAGTAATCGTACTTTGGTTTGGTAAAGTGGTGCTTAAAAGCAAGGTACTGCTTGTAAGTATCAAAGGGTGTCATTGGATTGCGACACAACATGTTTCACACCTGTCAATTGTTTGTGTGCTCTAAACCACTTGGGATTAGCAGGACACATATTGCAAATAAAGTTTGAATGATTTTGATTGTCTGCCATTTTATAGATGTCCTCAATAGGAGCATCAACAGCAGTGGGTTTGTATTTTAAATACTTATGCCAAGCAGGATCATCCAACTGCTTAGTAGAACCAAGTGTTTCTCTCAGGTAAGCAATACTAGCACACTTCCACAAGTATCCATTGTAGATCTGCATTTGAGGGCAGGTACAATGACTCCAACTGGATTCTAGATCGTTGTCCTCCCAAGGATGAAACTGATTGTCCTCCCATTTTAGCATATCAAACCACTTATCTCCCCATGGTTCACTAATCTCAAGAGTTGAGTCTAAATCAACCTTGTCCTCAGCATACTCAATGAACTCGCGCACATTTTTGTAATTGGTCTTGCCCAAAGGATTTACAGGACTAACATGCATACTGAGGCGTAGGATAGTGCCTCTCTTCATATGATCTATGATCCAGTCATGATTCTTATGTAACAGAAGAGCATTAGAGAACAATTTAATTCTACATTCTGTCAACTCCTCTATCTTAGTCAGTATTTCTTCGCACCTTGGTTCTAGTAGTGGTTCACCACCTAGCAGACTAATGTGACTCCAGATATGTATTCTTGGCAATATATTTTCTAAATCTTTAAGCATCTGGTCCACGACTATTCCGCTTCCAGGAGCGAGGACACTACTGTTGTGATTACACCCCTTACATGCCAAATTGCACCCGTTGTGGGCGTGTACATTGACAGCTCTGAAGGTAGGTTTATCAGACTCGGTGATGTCACCGAAGTTTTCTCTATAAAATCTATAAAATTCTCTCATTCCAAATTCTATAGAGGATGTTATCTTTATCTAGGTCATGAATTTCAGGTTTCTGATGAAACAAACACACAGAATACTCTGGTTGGTAATGTAGATATGGTTTCTCATTATTATCCCAGTAATGTGATGGTTTAGATCCCTCCCGATAAGAATAAAATATGCACGGATGAGTAGTAGGATTCATACCATTTAAATGATACCAATGATCCGTTCCTCTATAGGTTTTAACTATATTTTTCCAATCAGACTCCCATTTCTCATAGATCCATCGGATGTCTATCCATGTCATGACGCTGGTGTTTATTCTGGATTCATTTGGGTTCAATCTAAACTTCATACCCTTCCAAGTTGCTCTAATCGCTGCCCATTCTTCTTCCGATTCAAAAATAGGGGAGAGATCACCTTGTATGACAAGATCTAAATCAAAATAAAATTTTCGTTTATACTTTAACAGCTCATCTCTACCAAATATCTCTATCTTACTCCACGTTGGCCACCATCCCTCGCTCACTCGTGGTTGCATATCATATGTGTAGATGTCTGGATGTATTCCAGTAGGGTCATCAGTGAAACAAAGCATATCATCATCAGTCTGCTCTCTGATCGCTTTATGCAGATTGTTTACATACTCATGCGAATATAACTTGCCTATCTTAAGACAGATCACACAGTTCTGGGAATGTTTCTTTCCAACTGGTTCCATTAACATAATCCAAAGAATTTAAATACTTGATTGCATCACTCCATCTCTGCTCCCAATCATCATGTTGCTTATCTAATTCTTTACACAAAAATTCTAATTTGGTACCACGATATTTACTAGACAACCTTTTACGAATCGCCGGATGAAGATAACCTGGAGTAACCACGTTTGGAAAGTCTACCACCAAAAAATTAATATGTATTCCTTTACTATCCATATAATCTAACAAAAGATCCATGTGAATTAATGACAGTAAAGTTATACAAACATTTGCTGTGATTTTAACTTTTGGTAGAGAAGATATAATATTAAAATTCTCCTCCACGGTATTCCATTCTGTAGGGAATCTCATGTACTCATCGTACTTCCCAACACCTTCTATGGACCATTTTATTTCAACAGACTTGAACTTGTCAAAATATTCTAGAACCCTACAACCCTTCCACTGTAACTTAGTTAAGTTGGAGTCATAACTAAGAATTATGTGCTCCGCTTGCCCCGACTCAATCAAGGCATCCAAAAGTTTATAATGTGATTGGAGAATCATGGGTTCTCCACCTATTATTGTGATGGATTGAATTTTAGGTGATAATATTTTGATATCATCCATCAATCTATCGTACAACTCGGGGTCTTGAGTTGCTAGATCATATCCACCTTTAGTTTTGAGGTAATCTGGTAGCGAATCATATGCTAAGTACTCACCAATCTCAGGATCACTCTTCATCATTTTTTCTGTCTGCCGAATTCTCGTAGAGGAATTCTTGATGTTACACATATAACATGCAAGATTGCATGTGTTACCAAACAATCTTAACTTTACAGACAATTCTCTTCCAAAGAAAGCAGAATCTCTTGGTGTTCTCGCTGATGGTAGTCCAGATTGTTCGTTAAGTATACATTGTCTACAAACATCATTGATTCTGTCCGTCATCTTCCCCTTTATCATGTCAAGACGGAGATTACGCATCTCCTCCGACTTCCAATAACTTATGATACCATCTTCAATTGGAGCACAAGGAAACTTACCCTTGCGATCTGTTTTGTAAGGATGATCTACCGAGGCATGGCAGCACGGCATCATCATACCATAAGAATCATTGTAGATGTGGAGAAACGGTGCGGAACAGAAGACCCCCATATCAGATGATGAACCTCGCTCTGGATGTACGCTTCAGATAGTTTAGATTAGTAGCAGTGCACTTAAGTTTTTCCTTAAGTGGTTTTGAGATAAGTTTAGTTACGTTCTCAATCTCAATACTATTCTCTTCACAGTAGTGACAAATCGCTTCGATGTAATTCATCTCGGCGTTATCTTTTACGAGTTGCTCAATGTCATTAGAAAACTTGTCTTGGCATAGGAATTTACTTTTGAGGATAGATTTAACCTCACTTTTTGATTTCATTTAGTTTGTCCTCTACGAACTTTTGGATGTACTGAACTAATAGTTTCATATAAGTCATTTTATCATACTCTTCGTAAACTTTCACCTCACCATTCTCACATGTCATGATGATGACGAGTTTCTTTACTGGAATACCTGTAAGTTCATAGAACATGCAACCATATGCTGCTGCCTGAACAAAATAATTCTCAATCCAATCCTTTGGTTTGGGTTTTTCTGCGGTCTTAAAATCAATGATTGCTAACTCCGGTTCTCCTGACTCACCGGTATACTCTGCGATACAATCAACTGTGCCCGCTACACCTAACTCTTTACTGTAGAGTGATTCCTCTAGGGCGTAGATCCTATTTATGTTAGCAAGGATTTTCTTCGCCTGAAGGAACAACATCTTTGGTCCAGGATGCTCAAAGACTACATCTTTATTGAGTAGATGTGTTTCAATCAGTTCGTGAGTTCTTGTGCCTCGTGTGGTGGATCGTTTTGAGATACGATTTGCTTCTTCTTCACCAACACGAGCTCTCCATTTTTTAAAGATCTCTTTATTATAATGGGAGGTCACCGAGGTGATAGACACCATCGGATGATCCTCCACAGTATAGAATCTTACTCCATCAATATTCTTCCGTTTTAGTTTAGGAAGATCAACATTAACATGTTCAAACATTAAAATCCAAGGGCAATCTTATTAAGGATATAACTCTTAACTAGACCAGATCTTACAATATCTTCAACACC